GAGAAACAAACATGAGCGGACTACAAACACGGACATACACGCTTGCTGCGGCCTCTTTGACCGCTGGGACCTTCGCTGCGATCACGGGCCTTTTGGGCGCATCGCAGAGCACCACGAACCCGGAGGGCATGACTAAAGTTGTCCGGATTTCGATGAGCTGCTCCCCTGATCACACAAGCGCTACAGATGGCGTGAGTGTATTTGCCTTCAAAGGTGACGGGGTTAGTGTCCAGCAAATCATGGCGGGACCGAGCTGGAGCAACCAGGCAGCCGGACCACTGGACGGCAACAACGGTCAGCCGGTAGTTATGGAGTCCTCAACCGGACTCTTTGACATTATACCAGGTAATCAGATCGACTTTTCAGTCAGTGCAACAACGGCCGAGACAGTAGACGTAGCGGTTTCGATAACCTACGCACCCTAGACCATGCAGCGCGATGGCGGCCCTGGCGGTGGCGCTGGTGGTGGAGCCCACGGTGCCTCGTTTACGGGAGCAGCACAAGCACTTGAGCTGGTCGGCGACCACTGTTTTGCCTACTCGGGATCCATAACACCGAATGGTGCATCAGCAGCAGACACAACTGCTTTAGCATTCACGACGGGCAACTTTTATGCCGTGATTGAGATTAACTGGACCTGCTTAAGCACGAGCGCTACAGTTGATCAGTTCATCGACATTTTTATGAACGACTCCCTAATATTTAATGCTCAAGCAGAGGATGATGAGTCAGCCACGTCCCAGAGTCCTATCCGAATGTTAATACCGGCTTATACAAAATTCGAGTTGAAAGTGGGTGACCCTGCAACCAATGCGTTTACCGTTATAATCGCCGGCAGGGTTTACCGGTGAATGGCTGATCACCCCTGGGCTGATAAGGACTGGGAGTCTTTAATTTTTCGAATAGTAGTTATCCTGGTCACTGGTTTTTGTTATGCAGATGGGCGGATATAATGCCAGAGGAAATTAAGATTAAGCAGTCTATTATAGAGCGCGATGATCTAGCTGATTTGCTGGGATTAATTCCCACCTGGATAATAAGTGCTGTAGTATGGTTTGCATTTACTAAATTAGTATTGGACCGGTTATCACCGAGCAAGCCAGGCACCGAAATAAATTTAGCAATAATCGGTTCGGGAATTTTACCCGACTGGATAGTAGGCGAGGTGGATGATCTACCGCCAGGCGTTAAACTCGCAGCTCTCATTGACGTATCATTAGCTGCGTTAGAGATAGGACTTCCCGATCCTAAAGAATTATTGGTTGGTACACCACTAACAGGTGCAACGGGTGCCGCACTCTGGGAGAAAGTATGGGTACCGTTCTGGCTTATCGTATCAGGTGGGGGTAAATTTGGTAAGTAAAGCTAATTGGAAAACATTAGTAGGACTTGGCCTAGCTGCGGCGACCTGGCGTGCAATTTCCGAGGATTTGCCGATTAACGCTGTGGTCATACCAATAGACCCCGGCCTAAAGCCTCCGGAACTGCCCGGTCCCGGCACCGAATGTCCAACGGGTTTTTATCGTAAATTAATTGAGGGTCAGTGGCGCTGCTGGCCCCGGTCCCTCCCGACAGGGCCGCCCCCTGACTGCGGGCAGTTTTCAACCCCAAAGTGGGACATTGAAGCCCAGACATGGCGCTGCGTGCCGAAGGGGCTGCTATGAGCCAGGAAATCTTATTTTTAATTTTCATGACCTGCGAGCTGTTCGCGATCATGGCGCTCTATACTTTCTGGATAATTCCCCGCGTCGCACTGAAAACAAATAATTTATTTGAGGAACGGATGCTGGATAAGACGTGGAACATACCGGCGATGCTGGAGGATTACACGGAGCACCTGGCTGCAGTTTTTTCTGAAATTATTAAAACTCTCGTTCCACAGGTAATTGGGGGGTTCATGAGCGCAGGAAATAAACAACTGCGCGCCGACCCGGAGAACGCCCCGCAGGTTGCAGTGGCGGACTTCCTCGACTCTTTAGACCCTCCAGCTCGGATGGTCGCCAATATGGTTTTACCACGCATCCAGGAAGCCCTAGGCAAGTCCCAAACAAGTCCCAAGGAAGTCCAAGCCAGCTATAGTCCAGGTCTGGACAAGCCCTGATTAAGTCCTTTTCAAGTCTTTTCAAGTCTTTTTCTAGTCTTTTCTGTAATACTAAAAACAAAAGGTATACTAATACATAGGAAAAATATTATTATTAGTAGTAGTATAGACTTTCTTTTTTTAGCGTATTATTTTAAATAGAGTATTACGAATGGAGTTTCATGGGCAGACATCCTACTTTCGGAGGTATTAAGCGAATGTCCTTTTCGTTTAACACCAATGTGGCCAAAAGACTATACAGGGAAGCAGAGCGCCGTGACGTTCCCCTGACGCACATCGCCACGATGGCGATTAAGCAGTACTTCGACATGCGCGCCTGCGGCGCCTGGATGTGCACCGGCGACCCGCTGACGATGGCGTCGTGCGGGCACTACAACAGCCGCACGGCGATCACCTGCGAACGGTGCGGGCAGATAAGCCCCGACGAAGCGGCGCGCCAGTACAAGGCGGAAGCTGACCAGGTACTCGCGGCGCGCGGAACGGGCATCCCGATTGCGGAGGTTGACTGATGGAGGACCCCGAGCTTTATCACTCAATGAAGGGAGCTCATCGCTTCCGCCACGTGTGCAAGTTTTGCACGAAGCATAAGCGCACGTGTCCGATGTGCGCGGGTGTGTCATGAAGTGCCCCGCGTGCAGGGGTACCGGGGTCCACCTCGGCCCGGAGGGGCGTAAAGTTTTGAAAGCACTTGAGGACGCGACTGTCCGGGTCAAGTAGTACCCGGCAGCGCTGCGTGGCCCCTTCGTGAGCCTTTACGGGGGGGCGTTTTTTTGAGTAGCTACGCATTAATGCGTTTTAGTTAAATGGGGCTCCCTACTTGGCCCACGTGTGCCCTCTGCATTCAACCGGTTCTTTGGTGCCCGCCGTAAGCGTGGGATGTCTGCTAAACAAATCGGCAAAGAATGGCGTGCGAAAAAACGCGGCACGCGGAAGGGGCAGCGGCGCAAAACTGCCCGCCGAGCTTTTACAGGTCGCCGCGCCTCAAATCCGAAAAGGAGAAACATGCCCCGCAAAATGGTAATACCGCACCCGTCGATTACGGGAATGGCCGCAGGCTTTAGCCTGGTTGATGACCTGAATAAGGGCGACGTTGTAGGACAGGCACTGAAGGGTAACTTGTCTGGCGCTGTCAATACCCTATCGTTTAACAGCCAGGCACTTATCAAAACCGACGCAGGGCGTAAATCTTTAGTCCAGGCAGTCGGCATCGCTGCAATCGGCACCTGGGCAAGGAAAGCCCTACCTGGTACAAAAGTGGGTGGCGTGAGATATTTTTTCCGAATATAATTAAGGAGAAACAAACATGAGCGGACTACAAACACGGACATACACGCTTGCTGCGGCCTCTTTGACCGCTGGGACCTTCGCTGCGATCACGGGCCTTTTGGGCGCATCGCAGAGCACCACGAACCCGGAGGGCATGACTAAAGTTGTCC